TTATTCCCTCGTAAGATATTATGTGGATAAAGGGCAAAAAATTCTTTTAATTGTACCGACGACATCTCTTGTAGAACAGATGTACAAGGATTTCCAGGATTATGGTTGGGATGCTGAGTCATATTGTCACAAAATTTATTCGGGTAGAGAAAAAACAAACGAATATGATGTTACGATTACAACCTGGCAATCTGTTTACAAATTAGATCGTTCTTTCTTTGAAGATTATGGAGTTATTATAGGAGATGAAGCACATTTGTTCAAGAGCAAATCTCTTGTACAGATCATGACTAAACTTCATCATGCTAAGTATCGTTTTGGATTTACTGGAACACTTGACGGAACTCAAACTCATAAATGGGTTCTTGAAGGTTTATTCGGTCCATCATATAAAGTAACAAAAACTGCAGAACTGATGAGGCAAGGACATCTTTCTCAGTTAGATATTCAGTGTCTTGTTCTCAAACACCCACCACAAAAGTTTGAAACTTATGAAGATGAGATACAGTATTTAATCTCTCACGAGCAAAGAAATAAATTTATTACTAATCTTTCTTTAGATCTCAAAGGAAATACTCTTGTTCTTTTTTCACGAGTGGAAACACACGGAGCAATTCTCTACGATATGATAAATAAAAATAACAGTGAAAATCGTAAAGTATTTTTTGTTCATGGTGGGGTGGATGCTGAAGAACGAGAACTTGTAAGAGAAATTACTGAAAGAGAGAACAACGCAATTATTGTTGCTTCTTATGGAACTTTCTCTACAGGTATTAACATTAAAAGCCTCCATAACGTTATCTTTTCTTCACCCAGTAAATCAAGAGTTAGAAATCTACAATCAATTGGAAGAGTACTTAGAAAGGGAAAAAATAAAACTAAAGCAGTCCTCTACGACATCTCTGATGATTGTACAATTCAATCAAGAAAGAACTATACTCTAAATCACTTCATAGAAAGAATTAAAATTTATAATGAAGAGCAATTCAATTATGAGATAATCACTATTCAACTAAAGAGCAAATGATAGAAGATGATTTTTACTGTACACTCAAGTTAAAAACTGGAGAGGAAATCTTTGCTAAGGTAGCTGCTACTGAAGAAGAAGATAGAACTCTTTTATTATTATCAAATCCAATTATTGTTGCTGAAATAAAAGGAAGAACTGGTGTAATGGGTTATAAGATAGAACCTTGGTTAAAAACAACCACAGAAGATATGTTTATTATCAATATTGATGATGTTCTTACGATGACAGAATCTTCAGATATTGAAATGATTTCTATGTACCAGACATATTGTAGAGAATCTGATAAAACAAGAAAGAATCAAGCAAAGATCTCTCGTAAGATGGGTTATCTTGCCAATGTGAATGATGCTAAAGAGATATTAGAGAAACTCTTTAAAGATAGCTAGAGCCTCATCTTCAAACCGGACAAAGGTATTCTACAGAGTATTTGGGTAGTTGTCAACTATTTAAATAAGTGGTAGAATGTCTACATATTATGAGATAAACTAATGATAACTACAGCAGTCATGACCAAAAGAAAGAGGTCAGAACATTACGTTAACAACAAAGAGTTTCTTGCATCACTGATTAGATATCGTGAAAATGTTGAAATTTCTTTCATTCAAAAATATGGTAGAGAACCTACCAAAGATGACAGATCTAAGTCTTGGGATACAAAGCCACAAATTCCCAGATATATTGGTGAGTGTTTCTTAAAGATTGCAAATCATTTATCATTCAAACCAAATTTTGTCAACTACATGTTCAAAGAGGACATGATTTCTGATGGCATTGAAAACTGTGTTCAGTACATTCATAATTTTAATCCAGAGAAATCTCAGAATCCATTTGCTTATTTCACTCAGATTATTCACTACGCATTTCTGAGACGCATTCAGAAAGAGAAGAAGCAATTGGAAATCAAGAACAAGATTTTGGAAAGAACTGGATTTGATCAGGTGTTCGATAGTGGAAGTGTTGACGGATCCGACTACTCCGACTATAATTCTATTAAGGATGCAGTTCACTCCAAACTTCGTTATTGAATGAAAGTAGCAATTATTACAGACCAGCACTTTGGAGCAAGGAAGAATTCTAAACTCTTTCATGATTATTTCCTAAAGTTCTACAACGATGTATTTTTCCCTACACTCGAAGAGCAAGGGATTACTACCGTTGTAGATATGGGTGATACTTTTGATAGTCGTAAAGGAATTGATTTTTCTGCTTTATCGTGGGCTAAAAATAATTACTACGATCGACTTAATGAAATGGGAGTGAAGGTTCATACAATTGTAGGGAATCACACTGCTTACTATAAAAATACAAATAATGTAAACGCAGTTGATTTGCTTTTACGTGAGTATGATAATGTAACTGTATATTCAGAACCAACCGAAGTAATGTTGGGACAACTTCCTACACTTTTTATTCCATGGATTAATCAAGAAAATGAGGAAAGCACTCTCAAACTTATTAAAAAGACAACTTGCCCGTGCGCGATGGGGCACCTTGAACTCCAAGGATTTAGAGTTAATAAACAAATCGTCATGGAGCATGGTCTGGAGAGCAAACTATTTGATAAGTTCACCAAGGTCTACTCGGGACACTATCACACTCGATCGGATGATGGGGTAGTATTTTATCTCGGAAATCCTTATGAACTGTATTGGAATGATGTAAATGATACTCGTGGATTTCATATCTTTGATACTGAAACTTTAGAGCATACTCCAATCAATAATCCTTACAGAATGTTTTATAGCATTTACTATGAGGATACCAACTATCAAACATTTGATACTCGTGAATATCAAAATAAAATTGTTCGAGTAATTGTTCGCAAAAAAACCGATATCAAGAAGTTTGAAAAGTTTATTGATAAACTGTATAATTCTAATGTTGATGAACTCAAAGTTGTGGAGAATTTCCAAATTCAAGAGAATGAAGAGTTTGAAGCATTTGAATCAGAAGATACACTTTCTATCTTGAATAGATATGTAGAGGAAGCAGAGATTGGACTGGATAAATCCATAGTTCAGAAACTTATTTCCGAAGTATATCAAGAGGCTTGCGAATTAGTGTAGAATGTTTATCCTAACAATCAGTGGCAGAGAAGACGAGGGTGCTTATTCAGTAGTCAACGAAGAAGGAGATCAAGTTCTCTATCTTTTTGAAGAAGGAGATGATGCCGCTCGTTTTGCCATGATGTTAGAAGAAGATGATTATCCAGAAATGCATGTAATGGAAATTGATGATGACTTACTTGTAAATGTTTGTGAAATGCATGGACATGAATATGTTATCATTACACCTAATGACATCGTGATTCCCCCCAAAGAAAATGATATTGTTTGAAAAAATCCGTTGGAAGAACTTTCTTTCTACTGGAAATCAATTCACTGAAGTTGAACTGAATAAAAACTCAACCACTTTGATTGTGGGGAATAATGGAGCAGGCAAGAGTACAATTCTTGATGCTCTGTGTTTCGTGTTATTTGGTAAAGCTTTTCGTAAAATCAATAAACCTCAACTCATCAATACAACAAACGAGAAAGATTGTCTTGTTGAGATTGAACTCAAAATTGGTTCTACCGATTGGATAATCCGTCGTGGAATCAAACCAAATATCTTTGAGATCTATCGCAATGGATCTGTTCTGGACCAAAGTTCTTCTTCTATTGATCAACAGAAGTATCTCGAACAGTCCATTCTTAAGATGAACTATAAGTCATTTACTCAGATTGTAATTCTTGGAAGTAGTAATTTTGTTCCTTTCATGCAACTCTCAGCTGCAAGTCGTAGAGAAGTAATTGAGGATCTTCTTGATATTAAGATCTTCTCTTCGATGAATGTAATTATCAAAGAAAAGATTCGTTCTCTGAAAGAAGAAATCCGTACTCTTGAACTTAAGAAAGAGTCGGTGAAAGATAAAGTAGAAATGCAAAAGAACTTTATCGAAGAGTTGGAAAATCTTGGTAATGCCAATATAAATGCCAATAAAGAAAAGATTGCCAATTTAGATAAAGAAATTGGTGATTATATGGAGGAGAATACTTCTAATGAAGATCCTCTCAGAGCACTTATTCGTGAACAAGATGATATTACTGGATATGCAGAAAAACTTCGTAAGTTGGGAAATCTGAAAGGAAAGATTTCTCAAAAAGTATCTACTATAACCAAAGAGCATAAGTTCTTTACGGAAAATACGGTTTGTCCCACCTGTACTCAATCTATTGAAGAGGAGTTTCGGTTAAATAGAATTAAGGACGCTCAAGATAAAGCAAAGGAGTTGCAATCTGGTTATAAAGAACTGGAGGAGGCAATTAAAGAGGAAGAGGAAAGAGAGCGTCAATACAACTCTTTAACAAAGGAGATCTCTAAATTAACGAATGGCATTTCTCAAAACAATATTAAGATTAATGGATTACGGAGACAAATCCAAAATCTTGAATCTGAAATTCAAACTATTACCGAGAACCTTGCAAACCGAAATTCTGAACATGAGAAATTAGAACAATTTAAGGATGATCTAAAATCAGTATATGATGATCTGTCTGAAAAGAAGGATTTGATTCAGTATCATGACTTTTCTTATTCTCTATTGAAAGATAGTGGTGTAAAATCCAAAATCATCAAAAAGTATCTGCCACTGATTAATCAACAAGTTAATCGGTATCTGCAAATGTTGGATTTCTACATCAACTTTACTTTAGATGAAGAGTTCAACGAAACTGTTCAATCTCCTATTCATGAAGATTTTTCTTATTCTTCTTTCAGTGAAGGTGAAAAACAAAGAATTGACTTGGCACTCTTATTCACTTGGAGGGAAGTTGCCAAGTTTAAAAACTCGACAAATACAAATCTTTTGATTCTTGATGAGGTGTTTGATTCTTCTCTTGATGGATTTGGAACTGAAGATTTCTTAAAGATTATTCGTTATGTAATTAAAGATGCAAATGTCTTTATTATCTCTCACAAAGTTGGTATGGAGGACAGATTTGAAAGTGTCCTCAAGTTTGAAAAAATCAAAGGATTTAGCCGTATGATCTCCTGATTGGAGCAAAACCATGCAAGTACCAAACTGGCAGAAACATTCTAAGAAAGAACAGAAACGACACTTAAAACCTCAAGCACTGAGACAAGCCAAAGCAAGACTTGCCCAGTTCAAGAAGTGTCACAAGACCTCTCGGAAACGAGAGGTTTCGTTGTATTGTAGGTACATACGAAACGAATCCGATGGCAGTCAAACACGAAATCAAGTCCCAACTTGCCAAACTGCTGGCTACTGAAGACCTTGTAGTGGAGCACAAGAAAGTTCCCACCGCTTGCTTCAACGTTCATACTCGTGTTCTGACTCTGCCTCTGTGGGAAAAGGCAAGCAACCTTGTATATGATCTTCTGGTGGGTCATGAGGTTGGTCATGCTCTCTTCACTCCCGATGAGGATTGGACGGAGACTGCAAAGGTTCCTCAGCAGTTTGTGAATGTTGTTGAGGATGCCCGCATCGAGAAACTGATGAAACGCAAGTATGCTGGTCTTGCTAAAACTTTCTTCAATGGTTATAAAG